AGGTGCTCCGCCAGCAGCAGGTGCTCCGCCAGCAGCAGGTGCTCCGCCAGCAGCAGGTGCTCCGCCAGCAGCAGGTGCTCCGCCAGCAGGTTGTCCACCAAGATTGCCCCGGGCCAAATATGCCGCCACTGCTGCTTGAATCATGGCTTGTGCAATTTTTTGCGAAGTTTGTGCATCTGCCCCCAGAGGTCTTTGTGCAGCAAAACTTACATTTCCCGCAATAGCGGCTGCCATAGGTCCAGATTTTAATGATTTGGCAATCTGTTTCAACTCTTGAGGCTTTATTGCCAAACCATTTGGCATAGCTAGAAAGTTTGCCATTTGTTTCCAGGTCAATGTGTCCCACGACAGGTTTTGTGCCCCCATGACCTTGACCAGATATGCGTAATACTGATTGGTGCTTTTTTGGGCAACTGCCTGTCCCCCGGCTTGTGCCCTCTTTTCTGCATCAAAAGGATTCAACGATTGCAAGCCTGTTTTCAATCGTTGCCCCAATCCCACCGGCATGGCTTCTTCTATGCTGGAATCAATTGATTCCACAAGATTGATATAACGACGAATATCATCGGTTTCCTTGATGTGCATTATAGTTTCTCCAATATTTTATCTATTGCTTTTATGGTTTCTGACTTTAGTTCTGGAGTATCTTTTAAGTATTGCAGCACATCCATACTTGTCTTAAGGCCGGCTGGTTGTTGCTTTGAGGATTTTGGAGCCAACGTGGGTTCAATTTTTTGCTTTTTTCCAGGATCAGTTGTGGTCTTTTTAGCTGAGACTCTGACCCCAGGAATACCCATTTTTTTGTATATGGCCTTTATTATGGTATCATTAATCCCTTGGGATTGCAAAAATTTTGCAAGTTCTTTACTGTCTGTGGGTTTATTGGCAACTTTCCAATTCATCATTAGTTTATCTGCTGTTACTTTATTAGCCATGCTGTGGCCAACCTTACCGGCAAACTTCCCTGCTTTTTCCAGGCCTCCTGCAACTGCTTTGGCCCCTTTGCCAACTAAATTACCCAATCCTGAGAAAAATCCAGCTTCCAGGAGATAGTTTTGCAAACCAGCAGAGTTTTCAAATACATTTTCAACACCAGCATGTGACAAATGCACATATGTGGGGTGATATTCCCAAGATGCATTTTCTTTTATAGCTTGTGCAGTGCGATTGACATCTACCAACTGGTTGTAGGGTAACACTGTCAAAGTATATGCAGCTTCTTTAATTCCATAACGGCTAGGGGTATACACCCCGCTTGCAACTTTACCAGCAGTGTCACTTGCAGTGCCTACTCCACCCGCATATGTTTTTGCGCCGGTTGCCGTAGGAATGTTGATGTGTTCGCCATCCGCCAGATCGTTGGGGTTTGTGATTTGTGGATTTACTTTCATGATATCATCCACACTCATGTTGTTTTTTTGAGCAATGCCACTCAAGGTGTCGCCACGTTTGATTACATAATCTTTAAGATCAGGCTCTGGGGCTATTTCACCGCCACCAGTTGTGCTGCCAACTTGTGGTCCAGGGGGCACCTCATAGGAATCACTGGGCTCAGGAGGCACCCCACCTGGTGGTGTAATTGGGGGAATGTCATATGAATCGCCTGGCTCAGGAGCCACACCTGCTGGAGGTTCCGCTGCGCGAACTTCAGGAACCGTGTTGCTGGGCAAATGTTGCATAATCCAGCTCAATGCTGCACCAGGCAAACTATCCATAACGGCTGTGCTGAATTTTTTGCCCTTTAGCAATCCATCCAGTGTTTTAATACCTGCCACAATGGCAATACCACCAGCGCCTGCTGCGCTTAGACCCGACAACATAATCAGGCCGGTGTATATAACTTTTTGGGTTACAGGATATTTCTCACCAATTTCTTTGTATTTTTGCAAAGCTTTGCCAACAGCACCTGCTTCTCCACCAGCAGCAGATAACAATTTACCCTGAATAGTATCAAAGCCCACGTCAAAACCCGACACTGGCCCGGTGCTACTAATGACATCCCTGACCCGGGCCAAACCTGATGCAATGCTACTACCCACATCTGCAACCTTGCCCACTACCGTACGATTTGCACCAGTTGCCGACATTTGTTCTTCTGCAGAATGGAATATCTGTGAAATCTGTTCCGGGGTTAATTGGGCTTCATTTAGCATGTAGCCAATGTTTTTCCATTCCAGATATAGTCTCTTGGCGTGTTTTTGCTCTGCAAGAGGCATAGTGTTGCATGCCGATTCAATGAGCATATCCATGTCTCGTCGCATTTCCAAGAGACTGCTTAATTGACGGCTTTCCGCCAGGAATTTTTCATGCTGGTGTGTGGTGATTCTGGAATAGGAGTTTTTCATACTCATACCTTTCCCTGGTCTCTGGATTTGTGCTCGGCTATCTTGCGAGTGAATTTCTTCTCATCGTTGCTGAGCAGGGCACGTTGAAGCCTGCGGATTAGATCCGCAGCTTCTTCGGTGTGATATGTGGAGTTTATTTGCTCACACAAATTGGCCATGGCGGCCACGAGGTGAATGGCTCGATTTTCGATAACAGAATGTTTATTTCTGCTGCCTACATGCCTATCGAGTTCTTCAATAATGCTTATCTTGGGTTTCAATGCCGGTTCCTGCTGCAAAGATATTTGCATTATTTATAGGAACCCACAGCATTTGAAATCTTTATCGTCGAATCAAACTTGTCAACTTGCTTAAATCATGCATCTTGTTGACTGGAGCAGTGGTGCTGCCGGGCGTGGTATTAGCCGCAGGCGGAGTGCTGCTCTTGCGTCTGAGATCTGCCAGCACGTCTGTAACAGCCGCAGCCTGTGCCTGATGCACTTGCCCCTGGTCCTCAATATCAAAGATACGCAGTGTTTCAGGATCAAAACCCAGGAACAACTTGCTGCCCACGCCGCTGGAACTGCGAGTTTTCAAGAACTGCACCTGATATTGTCCCCGTTCCTTCATTGCCTGTGTGGCATAGATGGAAATCACATTGTCTGCTGTGTGGATCTTGCTGATACCACCGGCAATCATGCTTTGATCATGTTCTTGCTCGTTGATGCTGCCGCGATTTAGCTGGCTGGCAGTCTGGCAGATCATTTTGCGTTCCACAGCCAAGCCACGAAGCTCTTCAGTTACAAACTTGTCCTTGATAAACAAGTCGCTGGGATTGATCTTTTTGTTGTTGGGATACAACAGATCCAGATAGTCCACCACAATGGCATCAGCTCGTTTGCCAGTTTCAATTTCATATGCCTTGAGGTAGGCTTTGATGTCGTTGGTGGTGCTGCCCTGTGGCATCTGCTTGACATGCAAACTGCCGCTGTTGCGTCCGGCTTGGATAACCCGGAGCTCGACATCGTCCAGCTTCTTGAAGATGTCAGTTGTGCTTACCCCAGTTAACATGCTGTCAATACGCATGCTGCTGAGCCCTTCGCTCAATTCCAAGCTGATGTAGATGACATTGAGTTGCTGTTTCACCAGTTGCAAGCAGATGTTTTGCAAGAACAAACTTTTGCCCACGCCTGACCCTGCACACCAAATAGTGATCTCGCCTTTGTTGATGCCGCCATAGAGTTTTTGATCCACTGTCTTCCAGCCAGTGCTGACCTGTCCGTTGTTTGATTTGATGGCCATCAATCGAGCTCGAGGATCTGCAAAATAGTTGGTGCCCACATCGCTCACCAAGCTGATCAGCACTGCATCCTTGATGCGCTTCTCCAGTTCGCCATAGTTGCCCTTCTTGATGAGATCCATGCCGGCCACCACAGCTTCTGCCAGTGCGCGGTTTTTGCAGAATTCTTCTATCTCTTTGAGGAATGCTTCCACATGAAATGTGTTGAGATCTGCAATGATCTCAAAGTTTCCATTTGTTTCGGCATTGAGATGTTGTATCTTGGGAAGTGCTTTGTTTTTGTTGACATAGTCCAGAATAAAACGCATGGCTGGCCGGAATTGAGCACTCCAGTAGCTGGCCTTGAGTATGTTTTGGCAACGTGTGAATACATCATCGCTGCTCATGAGCACATCAATGAGCAGTTTTTGTTTGGCCTCTGTGTAGTTTCTGTCTATTGACTCTGCGTCGTCTGTCATTTTTCACCTATCGTCTGTCTCAAGACATTGATATCAAGTTCATCTTGTGTTCTGGCTGCTATTATACTGCGAAGTGTGTAGAGCTCTCCATAGATTTTCGTTGCATCTGCTGCATCTTTACATCCAAATCCCCACTCAGGGAAACTCACATGCCAGCCCTGTTGCAGAGCTTGGTCGATCAGGTCTTGGTTCTGTTGTTCTTGGTCCGGCATCACCACAATCTCACATCCACTGCGGTGTAGTTGCTCGATTTGCCCGCGACTCAGTTGATGGCTCAGCACTGCCACACCATCTATTGCTATGGCATCAAGCACACCCTCCACAACTACTGCCCAGCGCCTGCCGCGATATAACGCACTGGTATTAAAAAGATAATCTTGCGGCAATGTGCTATTTGAATACCTGGGTATGCCGCGAGGGGGCTTGCCTGCATATCGTGCGCAATAGCCCACATGCCGCCCGTGCTGATCACGAAATGGAATAATGAGCCGCTGCTTCATGATCCACTTGCCGGCAGGAGCCCAGTGGTAATCCCAGTTGCCCATGACTGCTGCGCCGCGAGTCTGCAAATAGTCACACACCATGCGGAAGTCCCGATTATCCAACCCCTCTGTGATGAGATCCAGCACAGGTCGGCAGCCTGTGGGCAGTGGTTCCGGTGTGAAAATTTCCCAGCCTGGTGTGTTATCCACAACCGAGGCAGCGGCACCATCTTCCAGAGATCTCTTTAGCTCATCAAGACGAAGCTGATTTATTGCTTCCTGAGGAACACCCATCCAGGACATCAGAGCTGCAAAACTATCTGTAATGCCATCACCAGTGTAGCGTGTTCTAAATGCACAATTGTAACAGATGTAACTCACATGGCCCTGAACATCAATCAGCCAGTTTCCTCGGGTGCGAGTGTCGGCATTATGCCCACGATGATGACAGCACACCGCGTTGGCCGCACGCCAACCCTTGTTGGCTGCCTTGTTGTTGGCTGGCAGCCAAGTGTGAATTACTTCTGATACAGATGTCATGCACAGGTTTAGCTTTTGTAGAGTATTTTGTCAAACGTGCCAGTGTTGCCGGCGTCGTTTATATACAAGAAGCGAATCCAGTAGAGATTCATTGTGATGCTGCTGCTCCACAATGCAGGCTGTGATGTGCCTGTCCAGGGCAGATACTCTGTGGTTCCGCCAATGGGTATATTGAACCAATCTTCTTCCACAGGAACATCTTGTGTCAAACTGCCCTGAATCCACAGTTTACCCAGCCAGTTGGTGGTATAAACGCTCCAGGTATTGGTACCACTTGCGTCGCCTGTTTGGCTGTCTGCGGGTAAAGCACCAGTTACCCACAATGTGTCGTTGTACCAGTTGACTGGCGTGGGTGTGAATTGTGTGATAACAGTGGCAGGGATCAATTCTCGTGTTGTTCCTGCAAACAATTCCACAGCCACATCAATGTCTTGAAACTGATCACTGTAGAGAAATCGGGTGGCGTTGGTGTTGGTGTCTGTGCGAGTAACATTGATATTGTAAAAGCCAAGGGGCAAATATTCCACATCGCCGGCAGTTAAAGTCATTACCGCTTTGCCAGCAACAATATCTGTTATGGTGCAGGGTCTAACCAACACTGTTTGACGGTTGTCAACGCTGACCATCTGGGCACTCAAGCTCACATTGGCCAAATTTATGGGACGGCGATCCACGCTTTTGACAAGTATTTGCAAGGTGTTGTCGACACCCTTGTATAGCTTTTGATTATATTGGGTCATGGGCCACGTTTGATTTGAAGAGCTCGTGCCATCCCATGACCAATACATCTGTTGTTGATAGGAAAATAGTGTAATAGTGGTCATGGATTTGCAAGATTTCTTTCCTGTTGGAACATAAGTATTTAGTTAACCGCTATACAGGAAAAAACTCATGACACCACAGGAACTCAGCCAGTTACAGCAAAAATATCCGTTTTTAAGTGTGGTGGAATATCTCAACAATGAGTTTTTGGGTATAATCCAACACGCAGATAGTACCTTTATCAATATCTACGTATGGGATAGCAACTGGACCAGCGAACGCAAACAGCGATTCCTGGAATATGGCGAAACCTGGTGGTGGGAAAGCAATCGAAACATTCCCATAAACTTGTTCCTGGGGGCCCAGTTTGCGGAATTCAAACCCGTTCTAAAAACTTTTGCCAGCAAGGAGAGCACGCTGGTGCTGGGACCAGCTGTGAATCTCCGAGACATGCTAAACAAAAGAGTAAAACGCCGCACTATTACCTTGGTAAGGGCACCTTAGAAAGGGTCCTCGTCACCCAGTTGTTCCACAGCAACTCTAACTCGCACTGTTTTTCCATCTCGACTGAGCTTTGGCGTGCTTTTACGCTTGTTCTCACGCTGATAGTCGGCTTCTTCTTGTTCCGACCATTTCTGCCAGTTCGTGACCCCGGCCCAGCCCCACATCTTGGCATCGTTGAAATCCCCCATACGCAACGTGGCGTAAAAATCATCTCGTTTGTCATTGGGCGTCAATTTGAGGTTCCAGTTGCCTGACAGATTGTCCATGCTCTGGACCAGAGTTTCCAGATCCTGTTTGCTGCATCGGGGATTGCGGAATACATATGTGTCTCCGTGGAAACGCTGACGCCAGCGCTGATCCAGGGAGCTTTCCTCAATAGCAGGAAGTGCGATAGTATCTGCTCCTGTTTCCACTGAGATGTGCAACCCAAACAGATCGCGCCTAAACTTGATATCAACTGTCATGTGTGCCTCGTGATTGTGATGTCAGCTTACTATGCTGTGGCAAGTTCGTCAAGCAATATCTCAGCATGCACTTTTACCAGCATTGCATAACCAAAACTGTGAGACTTTTTGAACGCAAATTTGTCATCTGTCTGTTGCCAGATCTCATCGGCGATGCTGGCAAATCCCTGTTGTATGCATTTGTTGATCAAATGAGTCTTGCCGGGACGTATCAGTGCCAAGGTCATGGCAAGTTCGGGGATGCTGCGTGGCCGCAACTGTGTAACCAAATCAGCTTGGTTGTGCAAATGTATCAACAAGCTGACAAATTCCCGGTAACCCAGGAGATCCCAATTGAAATCGGCGTTCATGAGTTCAATCAAATGTGCTTCGTTGCGAACCTTTTCGTAAACATGCACGTTGAGAACGTCTATTTTGAAGAAACCCAGTTGCTCGGCTTGCCGGTAGGGCACTGAACACAAACCTGTTACCGGGTCCTGCGGAACATTGTGGAAATACACACCTGTGTTGTGTCTGTCCAGACGATCATTGCGATTGTGTAGGCTTGCTGCCGTGTGATCAACACCTGCAAGAGCTTGATCCCTGTTGGCAACGTCGATGTCAATGTCAAACTCAACTTGCATCAAACCTACTTTGCATCTGTCGCATCTGTGTTATCAATCTCTGATGTTGGCCCTGCATCTCGCGATGATCTTGTTGCATCCGGCGTATCATGTCGTGCAGTTTGCGGTTCTCATCGTAGAGGTTTTGGAAAATGGCACGCACGGGAACTTCAAAACGAGTTCCATTCTCCAGCGTTATGGTATGCCAATGCCCCGCCGTTTCCATGGTTGCAGATTTAACGGCAACTGCCAGGTGTTCGTTGGGGTTGTCATCTCCATATTGACTGCGTAAATCGCTCATTGTCTATACTCCTGCTTGTGTCAGCATGCTCTTGACAAAATCAGCATCCTGTTGGTTGTTCTTGAACTTCATGCTCCACACATGCGCCGGTGCCCAGTTTTGTATCATGCTCACCTGTTCGCTTGTGCATCGTTGCAAAAAATCCACCGCACTCTGTGCATTATACAACACCCAGGGGCTGATGCGACCGTTGCAGATGGCCATGGTGCCCACATTGGTATTTACTGTGAGGAAGAACTCGGTCCAGGGTTTGTTGTGTGCCTGCGCCCAGTCAGCCAGCCACTCGATGGTTCTGGTCAATGCGTTTTCACAACTTTCATTGATCACAACATCTCGCACATATAGCTGATAAAGGCTTTCCTGACACCATTTGTCCACGGGAATGTTGTTGCGGATCACGTAGTCAATGAACGCACGTGGATTCACAGCATCAATCTCAATAATGTGCTGTGCAAACTTGCTGAATGCTCCGTAAAATGTGCTTTGTATGAAGTCTTCCTGAGTGACCTTCTTGAGGTTGCGCATGCCACTTAGCTCGTGGAAACGATTCCAAGATTGGAACGCCAGCCTGCCTTGTGCTGTGTCGCGATTCATCCATCTGCGTTTCTTTTCGCAACTGTGATTATACCAGGTGTTTTCACGGGCAAAACCACGCTTGCAAAATTCACAAACAAAGGTCATCGGTCAGCCAACACCTTGAGCATTTCTTTTGTGTCTTTCTCACGCACATCATTGGCATAGGCCAAGTCTTCCAGCTGATCGGTAGTGGTGTTTTCATACATGAGATCCAGCTCGGTGCTGTTGCATTGTGGATAGATTTCTGCCAGAAACTTCATAACTGAATTTTGACTGTTTCGTTTGCCCTTGGGGGCAGGAATCCAAGGTCGATACTGTTTATCTCCAACCCCTGCACAGCACAACAACTTGTGCTGCAACTCAGGATGTTTGTTAAGATCACTGAACCCAATGTTTACCAGATCATTTGTTGCCAGAATGGCATACATCTGAGCAGGATCTCTATTGGCCATGCTGCTCATGTATCGCATAATCACGAACGGACTGTAGGCTTTCTGTTCCTCATCCGTTAGCTTTTCATAAAAATCCAATTGCTGTCTGTCGATGCTAGACAACACAGTTTTCATTTCCAGTTTATATTTGGCTGGTGCTTTGCTCATGTGGTAATTATATGGCAGTATCCACAGGGTTTCAACAGTCCCGGCAGATAATAAATATCACATGGGCAGACCTATTAATCATCGTTATATAGGCAATGGCAGTTTGGTGCCTTACACAGTTTTGAGGCCAGTAGTTCAATTACGGGGTATTCAAGGCCCAGCTTGGATGCTGCGCCAAACAGGCAGCAACAAATTTTTTTGCCAACAAATCAGCACTGGTTACACAGGTGTATGCGAATTTACCAGTGCGATTGCCCTAAACAACCAAATGATCTTGAATTATCACAATATCGATAACACTGTTACTGGCAGGGTAGCCCGTCTCACAAACTTGTTAGTTAGGGATTTTCACGGCGGTAGTTTACCCTGGACCCTACACAGTGCTTGGCTGGCTTACGACACTGGCAATTATGTGTATATTAGTGATAACAGTTCCGAACCATAAATAGATGCAAACATATTATGCGGAAACCACCGCGTAGCCTTTAAAAGGCCAAGGAGAAACAAATGGGACGCCCGATTAAAAAAAATTACATTGGCAATCCAAGTGCCACTGGCAAACAAATCACAGCTACAGCCTTTATTCCTGGCGACACACAAGTGCGTTCAAACGCATACATTGTGAGACAGAAGGGCACTGGCAAATATATCATGGCTAGCCCCAGCACACCTGCTGTGGATCTAGTTACTTTGGTTAATGGCACAGTAACAGCCCCTGGCCAAGCAAACATCCTGATTACTCCCTGGGGCGCTAGCGGCAGCGGAGCCACGGTCACAGCTAATGTGGGCTTGCAAAGCGTATCAGTTGAAGTTGCCGGAGCAGGCCCTGTGGGTAACAACTATAAAGTAGGCGAAAGCCTCAATGTGCAAAACGGCACAGGCATAACAGGCAATGTTATTGTTGACAGTGTCCAAGTGGGCAATGTTGCAGCCAACAATAAAGGGACCGGATATGACAACACAAGTTATCTGATATTCAGCGGCACAGACTGGGCAACTCCTGCAAATGTTCATGTAACAACGGTGGGTTCCACAGGAAATATTCAAGCTGTCAGCATCATAAACCCTGGTGTATTCACAGGCGCCACATTGCCTGGTTCTAACGGACAGAATGTTGCCCCTACACTGACACTGGGAACTCAAGGAAGCAGTGCCACATTGAATTTCCGTTTCGATATGAACACAGTCCATGTGGGCCCTGCCATTGGTAATTACAGCATAATACCTGGTAACCCCATGATTGTGGCCACAAGTGCAAATGGTGGCAGCGGAGCCCGCGTTAATGCATTTTGGCAAGTCAGCACAATACATGTCACAGCAGGCGGCACTGGTTATGACGTTGGCAATTTGGTATTTGAAAGTGGTGCAGCCGCCGCAGTGGGAAATTTGACCAATGGCGTGTTAACATCCGCAACTGTTACAGCCGGCGGAAAATATCGCGGAGTTCCCAACGTATCTGTACAGCACACAACAAGCACTGCATACGCAGCAGTGATTTATGACAACACTGTGAAAGATTTCAATGGCAATGAATATCATTACGATCTAGCACAAACAACCCGCACTGGCCCTGGACAAGCTACCATCCAGAGCTCATAACTCCGCTTGTGCCTTGTTAGGCAAGCGCAGACTCAACAACACCCGGCAACGCAAGTTGTCGGGTGTTTGTTTTTTAGAACAGATGTTTGATATCTAACACGTCGGGGATTTTAGCCAGTTCTTTCACAAAGAACGCACAGGGTGGATTGGAACCATCACGCAGGGGCACAGCCAAAATATTTGCAGTCCGCATCTTGGGGCTGTACCATTTCACATCGGGCCAGGCATTGAGAAACTGCACAGTGTGAAATTCGGGAATATACCCTGTCAAGGGATTGAAACAAAAGGCTTGAAAGTCTTTGTCCATGAGATACAGCAAGCTCACAACTTCCAAGTCACCCAGTTCAGGATCGCCAATGACCAAATGCCAATCCATGGGCATCTGAACACTGTAGGGACCTATCTGCAAATCCACGCTGGGACTTACAAAACTTTCCAGGAATATTAGCGGATGCCAATAGTAATCAATGTTATGTTGATCACTATAATCCAGCACACAATAGTTCACATCCACGCCGGTATCGGGCATGCGATTGATATCGTAGCAGGAATTTTCACTATTAAGTATTTTCACTCGGTATTTACCGGCATATGGTGCCGGTTAATATGTGACCTTGTTCAAAACATGAGGATATTGCACTTTTTTATAGTGTTGGATGCGTTTTGTTAGGTGTCTCTTGCTGAATTTGCAAGTGCTGCTGATGTCATACACATCCACCTCCTCTTTGTCATCGGCTTTGCGCAGTCCTCGGCCAATACTCTGGATAACTCTCACAAAACTCTTGCCGGGTTCCACCAACACCAAGTTGAAGATTCTGTTGATGCTGATGCCAGTGCTGGTTGTGCCGTAAGTGGCAATCATTACAGCATTGTCGGCAAGATTGATTTCTTTGTAGTGTTCTTTGCGCTCTGTGCTCTTCATCTCGCCGCTGATGAAGTTGCTGCCGGGTATGAGGTCGGTTAGTGCTTTGCCTGTGGCAATGCGATCAATCAACACCAGAGTGTTGCCTGTCAGCGCAATCTCTTGAATACGCTGAGCCATCCAGACCAGACGATCTGTGTTGTTGAGCAGGAACTTGAGCTCGGATTGGTAGTCTTTGTAGACCTGAGTCTCCTGTGTTTGCAGACAGTTGACATTGCACTGCGCCAAATGTCCGGCATCTTGCAGGTCCTTGGCTTCCAGTTCTCCCACAAGCGGACCAATCACACTGTAGAGGCTCATTTGATTGTATTCGGCTTCGGGCACTGTGCCAGTTAGTCCCCAGCGAATAGGTATGTTGGCAAAGGTGGTTCCCAACAGTCTGTGCAGCACACCCAAGTCTTTCACCATGTGAACTTCGTCCACAATAATGGCCACCAAGCCAGTCAAAAACACTTCAAGCTGATCGTCGTCCAGTGCATCTTTGCTTTTTTTGTCCAGCACGTTGAGACTTTGCCAGGTGCAGATGGTGTGCTGCCTATCATATTCCTTGCGATCGCCATACAACACTCCCACATCCAGGCCCACGTTGCGATAATCTTCCTCGGTTTGTTCCACCAGGTTCTTGTTGGGCACAATAACAACACTGCGTCCCAGATCCTGAGTCAAGCGACTCAAACTGGCTGTGACAATGGTTTTGCCGGCTGATGTGGGAGCAATAATAATGCCCTGCATGTTGTTCAAACAGGTATTGATGAGGTCCACTTGATAATCACGCAACATGATGGGCTGGCCAGCTGCTCTGTGCCCAGTGGGCCACACAATACTGCTCAAGTAACTGTCATCAATCTCTGTGAAATCAAACTCATGGCTGTGTCTCTGATCATCTATCTGAACCTCGTAGCCTTCTTCCACAAGGATGGGCAATAGTTTGTCCAGCATGTTGAGATAGGTCTTGCCACCCAGTGTGCAGAAACTGGTTGTGCCATCCCAGCGGCCCAGTTTGTAGGCAGGGCTGTAACGAGCATGTGGCAAAAAGTATTTTACCGCATTGACCAACTTGCGACGTGTGTGAAGATCACAGCCTGTAACATGGATGTTGACTTCATCTTCAATGAGTATTCGTGCGATTGTTTCTGACATAATATATTATACTGCGGTGGCCCAGCAAGCTCAAACAAATAATAAATAATAAATATCACATCAATCCAGGAGATCACACTGTGCGCATATCAGAAGTCCTGCAACCCCGCCAACGTATAATACAAGAGGCAGTGGGTCGCGAGTATCAGCATCTGGAAGACTTGTTGATTGATCAAGGATCAGCAGGGGGATTGATGGCATTGCGCGGACTGGCAGACGTTGTGAAAAATCCTGCACAAATGAATGTCAAATGGGATGGCGTGGCTTCGGTATTCTGGGGCAGGAACGAGCAGGGAGAGTTTTTGTTTGCTCCGCTCAACCAATGGACCAAAAAGACCCCCTTGACTAAACAACAACTCTCACAGGAAATCATGCAAACAGGCAAACCACGACCGGGTCAGGCCGAGGAAGAATTCCGCGCAGGCAGAGAGCAAATGGCCAGTGGTTATCGCAAGTTGTGGGATATATTTGAAGCTGCAACTCCTGCGAACTTTCGTGGCTATCTCAATGGCGATTTGATGTTTACAAGCAAACCTGAACGCGACAATAAAGGCAATTATGAATTTACACCCAACAAGGTCAAATACGTTGTAAAACCAGATGGATTTCAAGGCAAGATGGCCACAGCGGAAGTATTTGTCACAGTGCATGGCAAGATAGACCAGTTTGGTGAAACCCCCACAGGCAACATGTATAGCATTCCCGACAATATAGTGGAAGCATTCAACAGGACGCCCAAACTAATCGTGCTGCCCACACAGCATCCCGACGTGCCTGTAAGTGCAGATATCAAAAAAATCAACCAAGCTGCACAATTTATCAAAAGAAACCAAGCCAGCATTGACGCTGTGGCCAAATTCACAGCACCAAAAATGACTACCTTTCCCGCCATACTTTACAAGTATGCAGTGCAACGAGCAAAGAAAGAAGTATCATGGCAAGATTGGTTACCCAATAGCAAGCTCAGCGCCAATCAAATCAACATCCTGGACCAAAGCGGCATCACCCAGGGCGCGGAATGGAAAAACTTCTGGCAGGCATTTGATATGCTGCTGGACCTCAAACATGAGGTGTTGGATGATATCCAAAACGTTCATGGCGAAGATCTCTACAGCAAGTTTGGAATTCGTGCATACACACAAGATCAACCCGGTGGCGAGGGTTATGCCTGGGCACTCAGCAGTGATCAGATGGCCAAAATGGTTAATCCCAAGTTCCGCAGTGCGCCCGACAACCCCCGCTATGCTCAGTCAAGCTGAGCATTTTCCAGGCCAATTACTCGTAGCTTGATGATGTTGCTGATCTGCCAGTTTTTTGTTTCAAGGCCCTTCATGAGGCCCAGGTAACGATTTCTAACATGAGCAACTTCGCCTATTAGTCCGTGCATGTCAATCAGGGACTGCTCTCCATCGAGATATTTCTCAATGCTGCGGTCACTGAGGTCTCGATTGTAGTGCTCCACGTATTTTCTATACAAATCGCTTCGTATTTTGTCATATTTTACATTGAGATGCTTGAGAATGCTCTCTACGTCTTGCAACTGAGTAAATCTGTGGGTAGTGTGACCCGGCAGATCCTGAGCATTCTTTTCCAAGCTACCTGCTATACGGGTTTCCAACTGTGCTGCGTCCAACTCGGCATTGTAATAGTCCAATGCCGGAGTCAGTGCAGACATATCCCTAACCACCCTGCTATACCACAAGTGGGATTACTCCTCCCACTCGGTATCGTCTTCCACTTCTTCTTCAAGTTCCAGAACAGTGTGGATGGCCTGGTCCAGAATGTCGTCTTCGCCCATGATGTCATCAAACCAACGGAGATCTGACCCTTGTTCTGCAAACACCCTGACGATGTCTTGTGCAGCCTGTGCCTTTTTGCTTGCAGGAACATATTCCTGAAACAGATCCCATAGTTCTAAAACCATACCAGCTTGCATGTTATTCCTCCGTGTCCTCTGCTGCTTCGGCTTCCACAATCGCCTCGCCCTGAGCGGCCAGAGTCCGTTCCTTGTCGGCGAATTCACGCATGACAAGATCCAAGATACCGTCCACGTTGGCGTTGTATTCCTTGCGGTAATACTTATGTTCCTTGCCTGCAAGGTCCACATACGTATAACGGTTGCCTTCCTTGGTAATCAACTTGCGTGATTCCAAAAGATCAAATAGTCCCGAGAACTCGTCCATGCCCGTGGTGTAGGGAATCTTGACCTCGATGGCCTCAAAGGGCTTGTTGTAACGAGTCTTCATGATCTTGCATCCGGCACGAATGCCGTTTACTTCGGTAGTTTTGTTGCCCTCGTCGTCTTCCTTGAGCTTCATCTTCTTCATGGCCACCACAATGCTGGCCGCGTAGATGGGTCCATTGCCACCGGAGATTTTGTCATCGGGATTGTAGGGATCCTGGCTGGCATAGGTGTGGTTGGTGCAAACCATGCCCACGTTGTAGTTGCCAAACATGTTGACGCAGTTGCGAACCAGTGCTGCCAGTGCCTTGGGCTTGCGACCCATGTCGCCCTTCATGTCACCTGCTTCAAACTGATTGATGTCAGTGGGAGTCAGCAACATGCCCAAGCTGTCGATGACAAACAGGGTCTTGACTCGCTTTTCTGCAGGCTGATCCTTGTAGTCCTTCATGAACATGCTGATGAGCTTGGCAACATCATCAATCATGCTGAGGCTGACTTTGAGTAGTTTGTCTTCTGCGGTGCTCACGCCCAATGCTGTCATCCAGCTTTCGTCCAAGGCGTTTTCAGTGTCAATCAACACCACAAAGATACCCTGTCGCTGTGCGTCGCGAATCAAGTTGGCGCTGCAAATATAGCTCTTGCCGGCACCGGATTCACCTGCAAACACTGTGACTTTGCCCAGTGGCACTCCGCGATAGAAATCGCCGCTGATGAGATAATTCAATGCGTAGTTGCCAGTGTCGATCCAATCTGTGGGATCGTTGAATCCAAAACTGATCCCATCAATACTCTTGGTGAGATCTTTTCTCAACTTTGATAAGTCGAAAGGTTTCACTTTATATTCCTTTTATTAGAGAAAGACAGGGCCAAGTGATTCACTTGGCCCTGTAGCCTGTGCTCACTTCTTCTGGCGAGCGCGGATTGCAGCCAAGATCTCATCGGGTGAGCTGGGCTTGCTGGCCTTGACTTCAGTTACTGCTGGTGCATCTTCCCAAGGTGGGGTATCTGATGCTGCTTCCACAACTGGCTTGGCAACTGCCACTTGAACTGGACGTGCCACTGCTGCTGGTGCAGCACTAACTACCTCGCCATTGTCAGTTGCACGCATGCCGTTGGGCTTGAAGTATTGGCCCCAACGATCCAAGTCGTATGGTTGGTCTTCCACGCTGGCCTGGAACATTTCCATGATTGCCTGAACCCCGTTTTCGTCGGGCTTCTTGGGCAAGAAGCTGCTCAAGTTGAACAAACCATACTTGTCAATTGCAGCACGCTCGGCTTCGTTCAGCGCCCGCTCTTTCATGCTCCAGCTTGAGGTTGCATAGTTTGCATACTGTCCCTTGGTAGTCTTGGTCAAGTAGAAATCGCGACCATTTTCGTAATCAGTTGGGCTGTATTCCAGATCTGGACGCAGCAAGATGCCCTTGACAATGTCAAAGATGCTGGGATTGATCACCTGACGACGGATGGGATTTTCCGGAGCATTGTCCTCTTTGTTGGGATTTTGTCCCACAAAGCTCTGGAACAGGAAGCTCTTTTTGCGATAATACTTGCGAGCAAGATCAACCAAGCTTTCATCTTTCCACCAGGGGCGGATTTCTGCGTTGATTGGGCAGCTACCGGGTTTCCACATATCCATGCTGGGAACCTGAACTTCGCAAGCCTTGCTGTCATTCTGGCCCTTGATGCCACGGAATGGCAACTTGACCATGAGACGTTCAACCCAAAAGTAATCGTTACTGGGATCGCCATCTGGTAGGAAACGGAGTGTTGCTGTGCTGCCTTCGGGGTTGTTCCAGAACGGATATATTGCGGAATCCCCGGTAAAAGTTCCGCCTTTTACGCGGTCCTTGTTAGCCTGCTCTTGCATGAGCTTGGCTTGAATTTCTTTCAATGTAAGTGCCATTTTTGTGTGCCTTTCTGTGCCTATAAATGTGCCTAGATAGTTCGAGACATCTTTCTGTCTCTCTCTAACATCACTATTTATACCACATCACACTTTTGATGTCAAAAACACCGACATATTTTATTACATACCAGCCAGTGTCTTCATGCGATCCAGATCAGGGTCCAATTCCTCATCTTGTGGCTGCACCAGGTCCTTGAGTTGTTGCTGAGTGTGATCGGGATCTTGTTCCCACTGTTGGCGCCACCAGTCGTTGCTGCCAATCAAGAAAGTCAAAGTGCTTTTCAGTGCATGCTCAGGACCGTCTTCTTCATGACTGTAATCCTGATAGCTGCTGCGTGCCAAATCATGTGCGGCTGTTTCATCGTCATGAATGTCAGTTAGTGGATCAGTCATTTCCTCACTGACCAACCAATCCTGGAATTCATCAAGTTCCGGTGCGGGTGATGTGGCGCCCTGATAATACTTTTGCAATGTGGGCACTTGATCACCACAGCATGATTCCGCAGTGGCCAACAGCCATGCTGGCAAACCAGCTGATGTTGTTTGATGTCGGTCATCGTGGCGGCCAATCATTTTGTGGTATCCACGTGGTCCGCTCCAGGTTTGCAGTTCTTGATTGATGCCATGCATCTGCTGATTCAACTGGGCCAGAAACTCTGTTAGATTGGCATCTGTTTGTGCAGCACCACGCAGGCGGCGGCTGGCAGTTTTGAGATGATGTAGATCTTCACTGAGTGCCTTGATGTGCATACCCACATCATCGTGGCTGGTGCCGCCTTCGCTGATGTGACGTGCCAGGGCGCGAGCACCTTTCACATGGGGCACTGGAAATGCAAAACGTTCACCTTGATTGGTCTCCACAAACACCTTGTGGATTTTGCGCCAGCGGCTGCCGGGCACTGCTTCGTTTACAGCATCGGTGTGGCGCACAATCAGGCGACAGTTGCCTACTTTTTGGAAACTGCTCTTGGTTGTGCCCCAAGGGCGACTTATATCTGCGCTTTCTGCAACAGGTTCTCTCGGAGAGATGTCGTGATCAAACTGATGCCAATTGACACTGACCTTTAGTTTCTGTTGGAGATTTTTCACAAAATATTTCTGCAGGGCAAACATGTTGTTGAAATCCACAGAGTCCTGGAATTTGGGAGTCTCGAGATCCACATGGCTGTTGGCGTTTTCGTCATGTAGGTTGATGACAATTTTGTAGTTTTTGATATCAGGATCGTTTGCTGAGCTGCTGCGTGCGTAGAAATGCCTTGCCTTTTCCAATTCAAAGGTGGGCTGCATGTCTTCGTCAAACATTTTGACCCGGAAGCCACTGGCCTTGAGTTTGGCATGAATGATATCTGTAATAGTATTCCAATCTGGCGTCATCTTTGATCTCCTAGGGATATTTAGCTGAGATCTTATCGGAACGCCATAGCCATGGGCATGGGCTCATTGGGCTCTTGTTCCAGATCATCTCGCAACAGATCGCCAATCTTTTCGTCCCAGCTGGTGAGGATACTCATCATTCTCACACCCAGCATCATGCTCATGACAATGTCGTCATTCTCGCCCACCTTGGCAGCAAAACTGTCGCCGCGGGCCACAAAGAACTTGAGCTGACGTATCAGGGCCTTGCTGCGGATGTGAAGTCGGTTTGTTTCCACCAGGGTTTTGAGTTTGGCACAGGCCATGGCTTTGCTGCGAGTGTTGGTGTTGAGACCCTTGCGGCTGCGTCCCATGCTGTTGCTGCGGCGAGGCTCGTGAATAAAGGTTCCTGGAAAGTTTTCCTCGCCAATCTCGTTTATACTGACCAAAGCCGCTTCGCCCCAACTGTTGTTTTCCAAGCTGTAGTAGATGTCGGGATCGCCCTTTTGGCCTTTGTCTTTGCATTCGTCCCAGATGTGCTCCAGCATGCGCAACATGTTTTGCACTTGGCCTGGTATGGGTGTGAGGTTATGGCACCACTCGGCCACCTGAACCATGTCGGGCAGACACCACACTGTGATAGCAGCGTAATCTTTGCCCACACCGGCGCTGGGGTCCAAGGCCACAACATAGGTTTTGTCAGGCTGTATTTCTTCATACCAGCGAACTTGTTGAGTTTTGTAACGAGGCTCTTGCCCGGTAAGTCGTTGCAAACACAAGCCGCTGATCAAGGTTTCGCTTTCACCGGCAAACTCACATTCAAATTCCCTCTGGAAGCGTTGCAGTCCAATCTTGTTGCGTTCTGTTTGCGCCCAGGCTTCATCGCGCCCGGGGACTTCGCTGTAATGTGCCGAGAAAGCTTTGAATCCATTGATTCCCACCAAGCCGGGAGTTTCGTTGCCAAATTCATCTATGGTTTTGTTGGCTCCAAACCACAGTTCGGCAAACATGTCCTCGTCGCTCTTGGGGGTGCTGGTAATGATGCAGCGGCCACCAGTTGACAAGGTGGGGCTTATACTTGCCCAGAAATCTTCGGCAACACGTGGTCTCACGAAGGCAAACTCGTCCAGATACAGCAAGCTGATTGACATGCCTCGTCCGCTGTCGGGGGTGGTTGTTGTGGCCACAATACGGCTGCCATTGTCGAAGGCCACGTCTTGTTGGTTGTATTTGGTTACGCCGGCGCGTAGAAAATCCGGAAGTTCTTCATAGGCAAACTTCACACGCATCATGATTTCACTTGCTGCTTTGAACTTGTGAGCTGCAATCAAGATTGTTACGTCGTTGTGAAAAATTGCATACCACAACAAATAAGCGGCCGCTGTGGTTGTCTTGCCACTCTGACGAGGAATCATGGCAATTGTATTGCGATTTTTCCAATAGGTTTCTATGAGCCCCTTTTGGAAATTGTATGCCTGCATGGGCAAGCGGCCCTTGGTGGGATGCTGTATGTAGATGTAGTTTTCAATGAAATACAGGGGATCATGTGCGCATTTGAGAAACTCCTGGAACTCATCTGCGGTGAAACTGGTTTTTTGAAAGGGTGCTTTGATCTTTACAAAGCTGTTTATTTGTGCCATGCTATTAGTTATACTGAGTCACGTCAATTGCGTGTCTATATTCGTGCCAACCGCGTTGATCAATGCTGATCAGCACTTGATTTATCACAGCATCTATGTTGTTGTGCCAGTGGTCAAGGAATTGATGCGTTCTCATCAACTCTGGCACAATGTCTTGGTAAGCCCAGGTAAAGTCTTGCATCAAACTGGGGTAATCAGGCATAAAGTAAATCACTTGCAATACTACGC